GTTTCAAATACTAACGATACAATTGCTATCTCAACTGCTAACAGCAAGTTCCTTGCTGGTGATAGAGTTCAATATCTTGTAGCAGCAGGTAATACTGCAGTTGGCGGTCTTTCAAACGGATCATACTACTATATCCAATCTTCAAATACTACTACAGTAAAGCTTGCAGCTACTTCAAGTGGTGCTGCAATCGACCTTACTGCAGGTGTAACTGAAACTGGACACTCAATTACTGGTGAAACTGCAACAGCACAAGCTGTAATTAGCGGTGCAGCTAACAAGGGTGGTTTCCACGCAGGTTGGGTAAGAAGAATTAGAGGTACAGGTGGTCGTGCTGGACGTATTCAGTATGAAACTCTTGTAGCATCTGGTTCAGTAACTAACGACGCAGAAGATACAATCTTTAAAGATTCTTAATACTTAATTTAGGTGAACCAGAATGGCAACGACTAAAATAACTGAGTTAACAGCTGCTACTACTATTGCTAATACCGATATATTAGTAGTTGTTACTGACCCTTCTGGTTCACCTACAACTAAAAAAATAACTGCAAATAACTTAGTTAACTCTTTAGCTAATGCTACGTTAAGACAATTACCTTATGCTAATAGTTCTTCAAACGGCACTATTAAAGTAGGTACTAACTTAACCGTTAACGCTACAGGTCACTTAAGCGTTAACTCAGATATTTCAGTGAATTCTATTACAGCGACAAGCAAATTGCAAGTAGGTAACTCTGCAGGATTTGCTTTTAATAACTCACTTATAGAGATTGACGGATCAGCTAATACATACCTTCAAAGCGTTATTCAAAACGCTAACAGCGGTACTAACGCTTCCGGTGACTTAATTATTACTGCAGATACAGGTAACGATACTGTAGATTACGTAGACTTTGGTATTAATAGCTCTAACTATAATAACCCGGATTACAATATAGGTGGGGGTGGAGATGGCTACATCTATGCAAGTAATGGAAACTTTACAGTAGGTGTTTTAGGAGCCGCTAAAGAACTTAAGCTTCACGCTGGAAGTGCTAATACACAGTCTATCAAGCTTACAGTAAACGCTAGCTCAGTATATGTAAATACAAGTACAGATTTTAAAGTTGGTACTACTTTTAAAGCTAATTCTACTACATTAACTATTGGTAATAGTACTGTTAATACTACATTCTCAGCTATTGGTACAACATATGTTGCAAACTCTAGTAACTGGGCAGGCTCACCTCCATCAACTATAGAAGATGCTATTGATAGAATAGCTGCAGTTGTTAAATCATTAAATGGTGGTACAGGCGCTTAAATAATATTATGGTTGATAGACTTGATGAATCTAATTTTTTACTTTATGCGGCTAAAAACTATGAAAACGCGCAATGTTTTGATACAATAGAATTTTATGAAGATTTAAAAAGATTTAAATATATTAAAAGACTTTTTAATAGATATCTTGAAGAGGGTGATTTAAAAGAACGATTAATATTAAATCATATTATAGTAATATATAATGTATTTCAACCTATTGCTGCTACTAGATTATTATTTTTTAAATTAAAAGGTATGGAAAGTTTATTATTACCTTTTTTAGAACTATTAAGTTATTTACCTACTCGAATTGACGGTATTGGTATTGAAAATAGAACTGTTATAATAGAAAACATAACCCCTGATCAATCTATTAGAAATGCATTAAAGAAGATTTAAAATGTTTGTAGATACTTTTATTTTATACGAATTTTTAAAAAGACTTACAACACCATTTACTCAAATGGATGCGTATAGATTAGGTCTTATAGACGCAAACGGTAATGTTTTAAAACGTAGAGAGCTTTTTAATTATGAAGAGTCAAGAGCTTTAAGTAAATTTGACATATTAATAATTAATCTTAAAAAACTTATAGGTATGATTCCAGGCGGACAATCTCAACTTGCATCAATTGCTGCTGCTATCTATTTGATGAGAGAAGAAAAAAATATTAATGAGAATAATTTAGAAAATTCTCTTTTTGAATTAGAAGAAAATTTTAATAAAATATTTAACGAAGTAAAACAAGTCTATGAAGACGCACCAGTTAATTCTACTGCTGGAATTGCAGGATTAGGACCTTCCGATCTTAAAATCCCTCCTAAATCAAGACGTAAATATATTAAAAATAATGAAAAGACTACAAATCTCTTAATGGGGCTAATTCGTCGTAGAATGCCTGCTATGGTAGGTGAAGATACATCTTTAGAGTATCATAAAGAATTAAATAGTAAATTATGGGACGGTAATATTTTAAAAGATGAGGTGAGAGGCAAGTTACTTCAAATAGCTGATGCGTGGAAAAAATTTGCAAAAATTCCTGATGATAAAATTCAAGATATAATTATTACTGGTGGTAACGTTAATTATAATTACACGCCACAATCAGATATTGATTTACATTTAATTGTTAATAGAGATTCACTTAATCCTAATAGAGAATTTGTAGATGAGTATCTACAAGATAAAAAGATTTTATGGACTCTCACTCACCCAGATATTCACATATATGGTTATCCAGTAGAGTTATACGCTCAAGATCCAGAAGAACACGCACATTACGGTCAAGGTGTGTACTCTGTAATGAAACAATCATGGCTACAAGCACCAGAATATCTAGGTTTAGATTTTGGCAGCAATGCTAGCTTGCAAAATAAAGTACAGTTTTATAAAGACATGATTGATAAGCTTATTGATCAACAAGCAGATACCGATGCTATTGATTCTCTTAAAAAGAAAATAAGAACTATGCGTGGTGATTCTATTGCTAAAAGCGGTGAGTTTGCGTTTGGTAATTTAATTTTTAAAGATCTCCGCAATCAAGGTTATTTAGATAAGATAAATGATTATGAAAGATCAAAAATGGATAAAGGACTTTCTTTATAATGCCATTACTAGGATTAATGTTCGGAAGTAAAATAGGTACTATTATTACATTAGTAATTTTAGGATCAGGATTATTTTTTGGATGGCTTGCATGGCATGATAGTGAAGTATGGAATAAAGCGACTGAAGCTTTTAATAAAGCTCAAGAAGAATTAGTTGCTAAAAAAGAAGAAGAATTTAAGCAGCAAACAGTAGTAATCGATGATAATGCTCAACGTATTCGAGACGCTATTGCTGAAAGAGAACGAGAATTAGATAATTTTGAAAGAAAAATGGAAACAACTAAAGTTATAACTACAGAAAGTGGTACAACAACTACTAATGATGGTAATAATCAAGTATCACCATATCTTAAAGAAATTGTCAAAGAATTAGATTCTACATACGGTGTAAAATGAAATATTTGTTAATTATTCCTTTAGCATTAATTTTATCTGCTTGTGCTACTAAAGAAGTAAAATTAGTTGCTCCTGAATACAAAGTTATTAAAGCACCAGACGATTTTTATAAATGCCCCACAGTTACAAAGTTTCCTAATCCAAGCACACTTACAGAAAAAGAGCTTGGCCAGCTATTAGTAAAGCAGCAACGCTACAACGTAACTTGTAAGAACAATATTGAAGCAATTCGTAAATTTTACGAAGATGCAGAAAAAACTCTAGCAGCAAATAAAAAGAGTTGATTTTCTTTCTAGCTACTATATAATAACTCTGTTCGAATAAGGATAGAGTATTATGAATTTGTTATGGTTAGAACAGAAATATGCGTCACTTGCTGGTTCAACACTTGAACAGTTTAAGATAGTAAAAACTAAACCTTATATTGCTAAGTTTAGATGTCCTATATGCGGTGATTCACAGAGCAATAAATTTAAAACTCGCGGTCATTTCTATGAAAATGAAGGACGTATTAACTACAAGTGTTTTAACTGTAGTTACAGCACATCACTGAGTAAGTTTATTAAGACTACTAACCCACTTCTATATTCTGAATATCGTATAGAATCGTTAAAAGAGCAAGGACAACCTGAAGAAGAGCAGTTTGTACCCGCTATAGATAAGTTTGCTACGAGACGTATAGATCATTTTGATCCGTTCAAAGATCTTAAAAAAATATCTCAACTTAAACATGAACACCCAGCAAAAAAATATATTTTAGAGCGTAAAATACCCTCAAATACGCATTTTAGAATTTATTATTCGCCTACATATTATCACTGGGTTAATACAGTACTACCAGACAAGTTTAATGAAAAAGCGCTCGCTCTCGATGAGCCGCGCATCGTATTCCCTTTTATTGATAGTAAGGGATACGTTTTTGGATTTACTGGACGGGCTGTTAATAAGAAATCCGGGCTACGATATTCAACTGTAATTCTCGACGACACAAAGGAAAAGGTATTCGGTTTAGATTCAATTGATAAGACTAAAAAAGTCTATATTGTTGAAGGACCGATCGATAGCCTATTCCTTACTAATTGTATTGCAATGGCAGGTTCTGATATTAATCTAAACTTAATAGCAGAAAGAGATAAAATTGTTATTGTTTATGATAATGAGCCACGTAATAAAGAAATAGTTAAGAAAATATCTAAAGCTATCGATAATGGGTACAGTGTTTGTATTTGGCCTGAATGGATTGAGCAGAAAGATATTAATGATATGGTACTTAAACAAGATTTAGACGGAGCTTCAATTCAAGCTGTTATTGATCAAAATACATTTAACGGATTAGCTGCAAAGATGAGATTGCAGCAATGGAGTCGAGTATGAAGCGTATAACAAATATTATTTACGACGAAAAGCTTGATGAATATTTTATTGATCTTTCTGATATAGCTGGTGAGCTCGGA